TCCGGTGTATATCAGCCGAATACCGGCGAGATTTACATTGATGGCAACAAGGTTGAAAACCTCTCTCCCATGGCGTCCATCGAACATGGGGTTCAGGTGATTTATCAGGACTTCTCCCTGTTCGGGCCTTCAATCGGGTTCTTCCAGGCCATTGCGAACACTGTGACCGGGCACCCAGAAAGAGCGATGCGGAGCCTGGGCAGTGGTGTCTTACGGTTGGCGTGGGATAACCTGACGGGCTTCGCATTCACGGGTAAAGAGGCATTGATAACAGTGGATGAACGTGGGGACCGGCGGTTTACTGACGCAGGCCGGGCAATGGAGTACATAGCGTCATTGGTCACCCCTATAGCCCCTGGGCAGGCCGGTGAACAGCTTCTGGGTGTGGCGCAGCAGATACCGGCAGCTATGCGGCAGCTAGCGGGCGTGGAGCCAGAAGAAGAACTGGTAGGCCCAAGCCCAGTGGAAAGGGTCATTGGCGGGACACTCGCAATGGGCGCAGAGACAGTGGGTGGTCGGGTCAGCCCACTCAGTCGCCGCGACTGGGAGAATGAAATAGCCCAAGAGCAATTCGGCATGGCCTATGATGACTTGAATAACAACGTCAAGCCACTTGTCGATAAATTAGTGGAGGAGAAGTACGGGGAGCCTGCTTATCTGGGGAAGAAGGGGCCGCTGTACAAGAGGGTGGATGCCATAAATGCTGACTTCCTGGCTACGTTACAGGACGCAGCTGATGAGCATTTGTCGGATAGCCCTGGGGCGATAGACTTCAGCCCACATGAAGGCAAGAAGGTTATGCGCCGCGCACAAAAGAACCGACAGGCTGCTCTTCATGGCACTGAGTGGGATAAAGCCAGGCAGCGGCACGTTGGTGGTGTCTATGAAAGGATCTACGATAGAGACGAGGAGCGTGAAGAGCCTGAGCAAGGCACAAGAGAGCACCTGCTGTGGCGGTACTATAACCTCATTCCCGAGGCGACTGACGAGAAAGGACTGATCAACTGGGACGACGAGGAAAGCGCCACGCCATCGTATGAAAGTCTGTCGAGAGAGTTCTGGGCTAGCATGGAGGAAGGCCAGGTGGAGGAACTATTGGCTAACATCAGGGTGATAGAAGGTGAGTACCCTGAAGCGATGAAGACCGTAGTGGATGCCGGACGGTACGCAGGTGCCTACCGAGGCACGGTAGACGGGGAGTCGGTATCCTATTGGGATATAGAGGACCTCCCTGCGGTGCGGGATGCCATCCTTGTCACCGCTAAAGCTGCATCCCCTGATGTGACCCCAGAGCATGTCACAGAATACATGGACGCTGACCCCGGCAGGCGCAATGAGTTAAAGCAGCACGCTGTCTATAACGAGGTTGACAAAGCTATTAAGATAGGCCAGCGGGAAGGTGGGGTGATACACCAAAGGCGATATGCGTTTGTCGCAGGGGCGCCGTTGGAATGGATGCTGGCGATGTACGTGGCTGACTATCACTTCCTGCTGAAGAGCAAGGCCCAGAAAGTACTCATGGAGAAGGGGCTCTTTGACGGGCTGATGCGACAGCCATACGAGAAACTCTATAAGGATGCCTTGAGGGCTATGTGATGCACCACATCTTGTGTGCTTTACAGACTGGTGTAGTATATACATGGAAAAAGGAGTCATAGAGTAATGGTTACGGCAGTAGATCCACAGGAACCAGAGGAGTCTGTTGAGTCTATAGAGCCTGTCGTCGAGGGGGATGAGGGGCAGCCGGAGGAAGTGGCTGTCCCTGAGCCCGGTCCTCCTGGTGAGGCGCAGGCTGCCACTGGCGGGGCCACGGTTGAAGCTCCGACTACTGGAGCCCCTCAAGCCCCGCCACAGGCTCCTCCGCAGGTAGACCAGGCGGCTATCACAGAGCTACAGCAACGTCGAGCCGCGGAGCAGGAGCGCGGATGGCGTGAAAAAGTTGGTCGTGCAGCGCGAGCGTATGAGAATCAGCTCCAGAATGCTGGCTATATGCCAGAGCAGGCCCGGGACCAGGCCAAGCGGTATGTCCAGCAGGAACAGAAGTTCCGCAAGCAGGATGAAGAGGCTGCCGGGATGATCGGACATATCCAGGGACGCCAACTAGCCGCTGCTCATTTTATGAAGAAACATGGACTGGCGCCTCAGCAAGTGCTTGATGACCTGATAGCACTCCAGAGCACAACCAGTCCTGCGGAAATGGAAAAGGAAGCTGTGCGCATGAAGAATGACCGGGCTCTCCGGACAGAAATGGCGCAGCTCAAGCAGGGTCGCGTGCCTGTGCAGACCTTCGACAATAGTCAAGGATCGTCAGGGGCCACGGCTAATGACCAACGGCTCCTGGATCAATACATTTCGGGGGATAGGTCTGATGCCGCTGTTCAGGCGGCACGGCGGATAACAAGCGGAAACTAATTGAAGCGTATGGAGGTTAGGGGCTATGGCACAGACAGCTACTACTGGCAACCTAGAGAATGCCCAGAGGATCATCATCGCGACAAGCCGGTACACTGAGGAGCACAACGCTCCCGCACTGGCTCTCATAGAGAAGTTCACCCTGCCCAAGGGTTCGAAGCAGGTGACAGTCCCCAAGGTCGGCCAGATGACCATGAGCGACCTCGTGGACGGCCAGGACATCGTGGATGAGGAAGACATCGGCATGACCACGGTGGACCTTACGGCATCCGAGGTCGGAGCGAAGGTCGTCCTGACCGACAAACTGGTCAGGCAGTCTGCTGACAACGTGTTCAGCATGATCGGGCGTCAGCTCGGGGACGGCATGGCGAGGAAGAAGGACACAGACGTTATCGCCTTGTGGCCGAGCCTCAATGGCGGAACGATTCTTAGTGCTGACAATGCGGTCTGGACAACTGCTATCGTTCACAATGCTATTGCGTATGCTAAGGCGAATAAGTTTGGTAATCAGCTTTATATTATTCACCATCCTAACGCAGTAGCGAAGTTATCACAGGCAGCAGCAACAACTGCTGATAACAATGCAGAGCTTACCAGTGGATGGAGTGTAGACCTGCTAAAGAATTTCTATAGCGGTTTACGTCCAATCAACGGGGTAAGTATTTTCGAGGATGGAAATATCGAGAAGATCAGTGGCACGGACTCTGGCTACGGCGTTATCGCTGATAAGACTGCTATGGCAGCTTTGACCAGCGTTGATACCAGGACAGAGCGACAGAGAGATGCTTCTCTCAGGGCGACCGAGGTCGTGATGACTGCGGATTACGGCGTATTTGAACTGGATGACAGCCGTGGCGCACCATTCAGGGCTGAAATTGACACACTAATAACAACAAGCTAAGGGGTATATAAGTGATGGCAGGAATTACGGAACGGAATAGGCAAAAGAACGAGCTGGCTAGTATCGGCTTTTCGATGAAGTACATTGACGAGTGGCAGCCGAAGACCACGCTGTACCGGCATAAGCCAAGCTACACCGTTAGCGGTGAAATGGATTCGGATGTGGGTACAACAGTGAAAGGTGTGCCTGGTAACCCAGACTATGTACTTCGGAAGGCGGCCATAGGGATGTTCCCTTGGCCGCCGGGTGAAGCCTGTATATGTGGCTGGTGTGTGGAGAGGGCTGATCCACCGTCCGTTTCTGCCACGGTTACAGAAGGAAAGAGGCGTATGGGTCCGCACTTCAAGGTGGACAGCTAGGTGTAAAGATTGCCGTGCCTAGCGCAAAATCTACAACGGTGATCGCAGGACTTTGAGCCTGTAAGAAAGGATCTGAGATGTCATTCCCGAATACGATCAGTGGAATGTATGGGTGGGAGAAGCAACAGACCTCTGAGCAAAAGCACAAGCTCGGAACCGAGATGGTGTTTGTGGACGGAAGAAAGTTCAGGTATGTAGAGAATGGCGGTTCAGCTATTACAGAAGGGCTGCTAGTAGTAAGCGAGGCTCCTGCTGGCAACCACGATGAAGACCTGGCGGTAGCAACCACTGCTGCTGGTTCAACTACTGTTGCGGTGACGCTTGGGGGTACCGAGGCTGCGAAGAACCTATACGCAGAAGGGTACTTGTTCATCAACATACCTATCTTGGCTACATCTGCCAATCCGCATGAGATGTACAAGGTCAAGTCTCATGCTTATGTAGCCTCTGGTGGTGTTTTAACTGCAACTCTTGACGAGCCAGATGGCTTGGTCACCGCGATTACTAACGGGACAGAAACAGTAGGCTTAATAAAGAGTCCTTACAAGGACATCGTTGTCGCTCCTGCTGCTGTTGCAGGCAGGTTTGTTGGCGTTACAACCAGAAGCATGACAGCCAATTACTTTGGTTGGATTCAGGTAGCTGGACTAGCTACAGTAGCTATGGATGGCACACCAGCATTTGGAACCCTTGTTGGTGCAAGCTCTAACCACGCAGGTCAGTTCCTAGCCATTGGTGCGGACACTACCCCGGCCATAGCTAGGGTGCATGGTAAGGCTGGTGTGGACAATGAGTACCACACCGTATTTTTGATGAACCTATACTAGGATAGGCATGATTCAGGAATTATGGACTCCGACGGGGGCCATCTATGATGGGGTGTCCCCCGTCGGAGGGGATACGCTGCCTGGGAAGGCCGTGGTGTCCCATGAGCTGCGTGTAGAGGCCAAGGACAGGTTCGGCAAGGTACACAAGCAGATCATCCGGGTCCTCGCCAACGCCGATACGAGCCAGTCCGAGATAGAGGACATGATGGGTCATGCTGCGGAGAACTTCGTCCGGGACGTGAACGAGAAGTACAACAAGCGTCCTGCCACGGACGATGAGCGTAAGCAGATCGGTAGTGCCATCAATGAGTATCTGTCCCACCGGACCAAGCGTAGGGC